AGCGGCATCAATCTGATTCCCGTCCTTATCTACGATGTATGTTGTTGCCATTAGGTTTCTCCTTCTAGGCTGCTAAATCTGTGACGCCAAGTTCTTCAGTAATCTTCCAAGCATTGCGCCACTCTCGTGTGCCGGGAAGCTGTTCTTTGCGGCAGATCACCATCTTTGGTTTGTTGCCCTCGTTCCACACCCGCCATACGGACTGCGGTACGTCTTTCATAATCAGGTACTCAATCGCCTGTTCTTCTGTCATCGCATCAACAGGCTTGGTGTTGTGCAACAGGTAGCCGCGTGTGTGTTTCGTAAAGCCCTCTTCGGCTTCGTCCTTTGCTAACTCCCAGTACACTTCTACCGGCGGCAGGATACCGCCCTGTAGCGCACACGCCATCCAGTTAGGGTCAGGCACCAGTATCTTAGCGCACTCGTCTACGCTGTCTTCGTACACGACACGGTAGTCTGACTGCACACCCTCAAGGTTTTCCTTGGCCCAGCAGAGCCTGTCCCATAGATGTGTGCCTTGAAACTCTGGGGTCACTGTCATGCGAGGTCTCCTGTAATCATAATCTCAAGGTCAGCATCCACGTTTGCCTTACTTCCACCAGCGTTCCAACCACCCTGATGGCTTAATAAAACACTAGAGGCTGTTTTGCTTTGAGTAAGAAAATCACCGTCAAAATCAAAAGATACGCCAGCAACGGCGTAATGAACGCCATCAAATGCGTTAGTAAAATTAAGTGTCGTTTGTCCCGCTCCATCATCACTTGACGATGAAACACCAAAGCTGTTATCTGCTGCACCAAAGGTGGTCACGCTGATATAAAATAGTTTAATAGTGCCACTAACAGCATACTTCGTATCTACCGAACCCGCAGTCGAGTGCGTCAGGGTATCTGCTTTGAGTGTTCCGAAACTAGGCATTATGCGAGGTCTCCGTGAAGTACGCACATTGTATTATCAGCATCAACGGACGAATGGTCTATACCGCGCGTAATAATCTCAAACACACTAGTGCTTGGAGTGCCGTTAATATCAACATGAACTTGATTAGAAATAGCAGGGCCACAATAATCTGCATTGTTCATAGCATTCGCAAAAGCAAACTGATATCGCCCGGTTCCGGGGTCTGTCGTGCTAGACACGTTGAGGCTATCGGAAGCAGCAGCACTGCTATCAGAGTGCGCCCACATCTTTGCCAGACCCTGCTGCAAGTTTGTGGTTGTGGAGTTGCCTTCACCCGTGACTGCAATAGAGCCAGCAGTGCTAGTACCAGTCAGCGTGTTTACAAGAATGGTACTCATGCGAGGTCTCCCATCACCGTCAACTCAACTGAACCGCTGTCTAAAGCACTGTCAGTGTTATTGTCTGATATTCTTAGGGCAAAACCGTTTGAGGCGTGTTCTGTGTATACATTACTTGATGTGCGCATGGCGTAAACCAATCCGGTTGCGCTGTCGTTTCCAAAAAATGTAGCGCAGCCCGGTGCTGCATAATTTCCATCACTCATATTGCTAGTAAAATCTACAGAATACAAACCGGTTCCGTCATCTACAACGCCTGAAAGATTGAATGTGTCTCTCGCTGTTCCTGCGTTAATGTTCGCCCAAACTTTTGCGGCCTGTTGCTTCGTTAGCGTGGCCGCACCGCCGCCTGTACTCTGAATGGTATCTGCCTTCAACGTACTCATAGCGTCACCAATGT